GAAGGGCGTATTCAACAGGCTTATTCGTATAAATCAGGACCTGTGGATATTATAACGGATATTCAGGTCATTCCTTATGATATTTTTGATTGCCAAACGTCACAAACTTTTGCTGCAGGAACACTATTTAAAGATGCTTATCAGACTATGGCAAACAATATGCCGAATGTTGTTATAGGAAATACAGGGGCGCTGGAAGGGCAATTTTTAACACCCACCAGTTTTGACGGTAATGCGTTCAATGAAATAAATAAACTAACGGGCGGGCATACATTTGTTGATAACGGGGTTTTAAATACCGTTATGGATAACGAGGTTATTGATGTCCCCGTACCTGTTATAACGGATAAAAACGGGCTTTTGGGAACACCCATGCGCCGGGGTGCAAACCTTGATGTTCAAATGATTTTTGAGCCTTCGTTAATTATAGCACAGCTTTTAAAAATAAAATCAGCAGTAAGTCCTAATTTTAACGGGCAATATAAGGTAATAGGTTTTACCCATAGCTGTCTGATATCAGAAACCCAAGCTGGAAATAGAATAACAATCGCTAATTTGTGGATAGGTCCTCTGCTTCCGGGTGCTGATATTAATTTGACCAATAACCAAACCCAAGGCGGCTTTAACAAGGTTAAAGGTAACAAGATATCGCCCGTATTAATTGACCAACCCTCTGCTGTAAGGGAAGTTTACCAGTACATACAAAGAACAGGACGAGCACCTCATACCAAAATAACAAATAATATTTATTGGGATGAAGTGGTAAAAAATCCTTCTTTATCTTATGAAAAACCCTCCTTGCAGGTTCTTTCAAATTTGTATCAAGTAGCTCAACGTCTTCAAATATTTATTGATTCTTATTTCCCCGGAATGAGAATAACTCCAACCAGCGGGTGGAGGTCAAGAAAATACAATTCCACACTAAGAGGCGCTGACCCAAATTCTGAGCATATTTATGGTAATGCAATTGATTTTACCCCAACCAATAAAACCCTAGGTGCAGTATGGTCTGCTTTTAATAAATATTGGCGTGGTAGAAAAAAAGCGTATTGGTCCAGTAATTTTATTCATTGTGATACTACTATTGCAAGGGGTGTATACGCCAATGACTGGTAATTTTCTATGCAAATAACTCCAAAATTCTTACAATTGGCAACAAAGCCCGATTTAACACAAGCTATTGAAAGCGGCGGAGAAAAAACTGTAGCTGAATTGAATTGTGTAAAAATTGGCATTATTCAGGAATTTCATCCTGAAAATTTAACAGTTCAAGTCTTAATTGCAAATAAAAAAACTATTGGCTTAAATTCTGATGGTTCACAAGCGACCAGAGATTATACGCCAATTTATGCCAAGGTTTGTTACTGTACGCCTTTTGGGACATTTCCTATTAACCCTGGAGATGAATGTGTCTTGCTTTTTAACGATAGGGAAGTTGAAAGCTGGTTTATAAATGGTAATTCAAATCCTCTTGCATATCCCAGAATGCACGATATAACAGATGCAATTGCGATTGTCGGCATAAGGTCTTTGCCAAAGATGATAAGTATTTTGGCAGATTGTTTTAATTTGTTTTATGGTCAATCTAATATTGCCTTATCGGAAGACCATATAAATATCACCTCCCCCACGGTTCAAGCAGCCAATTTTCAAGCTATGAACGGAGCGGATGGGAATATTGTTGACAGTCAGGGAAAAACTCTGGCAAAAGTTGAAAAAGGTATTGTAACGGAAATTTATTAATGCGGGTTAGAAATCTTGATAAAAACGGAGATTGGACTTTTGGACAGTCTGATTCAAATTATGCAAAAAAGACCTATGCGGTTGTGCTTGATTTAAAAATGCGGCTCAAAGAATGGTATCAGGATTGCTTTTTTGCACTTAATAAGGGTATTCCTTGGAATATTAGGCTTGGTTCACATAATCAAAAAGAGCTTCTTGATAGAGATATCAAAAATACTGCTTTAGGTACAAACGGAGTTTTAAATATTTTTAATTTTAAAAGTAGTGTGACAGGCAGGCGTTATCGTGCTCAATTTAGTATCTATACTCCGTATTCAAGCGACTTATTACCCGTTAATTTTGAATTTAATATTTAAAAGGTAGAAAAATGACAGAAGGAATAACGGCTGAAGGACTTATTGTTAAAGACTACAATACCCTTGTTAGTGATATACAAGCAGATTTAAATGCTATTTATGCACAAGATGGGGATGAAATTAATTTTGATTCAGAAACCCCCGATGGGCAGGCTACTAATATTTACGCTCAAGGCGGTGCTGATGTCAGAGAGCTGGCGCAAGGAGTATATAATTCTTTTGACCCCGATAAATGCGATGGAGCGGTCCAAGACAGCCGCTATGCCTTGAATTATTTAACAAGAAACGGCGGCACATTTACCATACAAAATATTGATGTGACTGTGGATAAAACTGTCAATCTTGAAGGATTGGACAGCAATTATAATAATGCAGATGCCGCTGCTTATACAGTTTCCGATGATGCAGGCAATTTGTGGTATTTAATTGATAGTATTGAGCTTGAAGCAGGCACGCATTCTTTGCCTTTTAGATACCAAAATTATGGGCTTATTCAGCCTACAATCGGAACAATTATAAATCAAGTAACAAAAGTGCTTGGGGTTGTTTCTGTTATAAATTCCGTTGCTCCAACCACTCTTGGCAATTCTCAAGAAAGTGATATCAGTTTTAGAATCAGGCGTGAGCGCTCAACAGCCAAAAGAGGACAAAATAACCTTGATGCACTTTTGGGTGAATTATTAGATTTAGATGGAGTTTCAGATGCACGCACATGGGTAAACCAAACGAGCGAAACCGATGAAACGGGCACAGCGCCTTGGACTGTTTGGATTGTAATTGAGGGTGGCGCAAATTCAGACATCGCTTCTTTAATCTATGAGTATTCTTGCGGTCTCCCGACACGTGGCGAAGTTGAAGTTGATGTTCCTTCTGTATCAGGGCAGATTTTTAAAACTAAATTTGACCGTGCAAATCCTGTACCTTTATATATTAAATTTGATTTTTGGGCAACAGTGGATTTGTCTGCCGTTGATTTTGACAGTATTAAGGCAGATTTAGCACAGAATCTTTCATATTCTTTGGATGAAGCAGCTGAGACCTCAAAAATTACAGAAACTGCAAGCCAAGCAATTTTAAGCAACGGGGGTGGAGGTTATGCACTGAATGTTGAAGTTTCAACAGATGGCACAACCTATACTGATTATATCCCAAGTGCTTCAATGCAAAATAAATTTGTTGTTGACCCTACAAGAATTGCTATTACTGCCACAGGCAATACGACAAGCGGTAACTAATGAATTATTTAGAAATTTTAAAAAATTTGGAAGATTACTATGCAAATCTTCTTATAGTTCAATATAACAGAAAACACAAGGCTGTTGCTACAATTAAGCTTTTTATCAGTTTGCTTTATGTAAATATGATATTTTTGCAAATTCGGGATGGGTTCGATTGGAAAACAGCAGCACTTGCCCAGCTTCGAATAATAGGTAAATGGGTTGGGGTGAATGAATTTTATGAAGGTCAATTATTTGATTTTCATCCCTGGTTTTCACTTATTGAGTGGAACTCTGAACCTGATAATTTGCAGGGAGGTTTTTCAACATTTGATAATTTTGAAACGCTTGAAGGCGGTTTTCTTGATTATGAAGAAATTAAACCTACTCAAAACCGTTTAGATGTTGAACAATTTCGCACAATGGTTGGACTAAAGATTATTAAAAACAATATATCTCATACCTGTAAAGCCATTGATGATACAATTTGGGATTATTTTAACGGTCAAGTTTATACGGTTTGGGATTTAGATAATCGGAATTTAATTTATTATTATCCGTCTGAATTAAACGTGATTATGGAGGTGGCAAAGGCTAAAAATGTTTTGCCCTGCCCGCCTACAGTAAATATTCAATTACAGGAGATTATAGAAGATGCCTAAGCTACCAAGAATACTGGCAAAAATTTTTGCTTCAAATGCAGCAGAAGATGATATTGGGCAATTTGGTTCTGCATTAACTGGTTCTAAAGTTTTGACTTCAGATATTGCACAAATTCAAGCACTTCCTGCTTACGAGGAAGGTTGGAGGGGTGCTGTTATATCAAACAGAAATTACCCAACATTACAGGAAACAAATGGGGTATTAAAGAATATATCCCAGCAGCTTGCATACCTTTTTCAGCAAGGTCTTCCCGAATGGGATTCTGAAACTACCTACTATACCAACTCTTTTTGTCAGGTTGATGGGACTGTTTACAAATCCCTGACAGATGAAAATGTCGGAAATAAGCCAACAGAAGATACAACGAATTGGGAAGTATGGAGTGCAGGCGGCTCTGGCTCTGGTCTTCCAATCGGTTTTATCGGTCAATCCATAGTACCTGTAGATGAAACAAAAGGTTTGAAAAGAAATTTGAATGGGTCAAAGCTTCCCATAAATGCCAATACGAAAGGTATCCTCAATAAATTAAAACAAGCGGCATTACTTTATCCTTCACTTGCTGCCCCATCTCAAGAAGCCTGGGATGCTATTAGTGCAAGAAGCATTGAAGGGCAATGCGGTAAAATTTTTATCAACGAAGATGAGGGATATATTCAACTGCCACGTGTAACTAAAGTGCAAGGGTGTTTAACTTTAGCGAATATTGGGGATATCGTTGATGCTGGCATACCGAATACCCCTGGACAGTTTAATGGTTATACTGCCAATAATGCTACAAGCTGTACAGGTCCATTTTCTTCTAATAATAATACTTTTGCGGGACCTTCAAATGTAGATAACAACATAGAAGGGCAAAATATCACCTATTTTAATCCATCCACTGTAAGCTCTCTTTACAGAGATAATTTTGATAATATTCAAGAAGAAGCTATACAATACCCATATTTTATCGTTATTGCTACTGGGGCAGAAGAAGAGGTTAACATTGTAAATAAATATGAACTCAATAACCCATTTGTATTGCTGGAACCCAAATACTTTGAAAAAGCTCCATATAATTCCTCATGGCTACTCACCAGTGAAGGCTACTATCCAAAAGGACTTTATCCATCTGTATATAACGCTTTATTGATTGAGCTGAATCCAGAAATAGAGGTAGGGCAATCGGTTACAATTGATGGCTGGACATATGTAAAAAGGGGATGGAGTGTTAAAAATAGCACCGATTCCGATATAACCGATTATGATTTTGTAGTAAACCAAGATAATGAGACATTTAGAACCATCTTAAAATCTAAATTGGCAAGTGGAAGTGCAGTTGTGGGGAATAAACACCCACTGATTTATACCTCTGATAGTTTGAATGAATTTGGACTATATTGTACAAATACGAATACAATAGCTCAGTCTGAATTGAACCCAGCAGTTGGAATTTTACCGCAATTGGCTACTTCTAATCAAGGGGTTCCCAATAGGCTGATTGGGCTTTCTACAGACCCTGTAAAATCTGGAGCTGTTACAGATTCTTCAGAATTAAAACTCTACATCTATGTTGGCGAAACCGTGCAAAATCCAAATTTGATTAATGCCGGAAGAATACAGGAACAAATTGCAAATATACAAAGTCAGCCCCATATAATAAAAACCTACGTAAACGGTACATCTGGATATATAATCTGGTCCAATAGTTATGGCGTACAGTGGGGAAGAGGCATAGCTTCTACAAATTATAGTGC